GACACTTGCAATTTAATACACATCAGGAAGAGGAGATAGAGAGTGAGGATTGGAGGATGGCCTCATGGAGTCACAAGAACTTTGACGACGTGTTTGCTGTATTCTGGACGAGACTACTTCAACTCGCAAGAGAAGAAGAGCCTCATGCAGAACCACTAGCATTACCCGAAGCACTCAAGATTCGTGTGATAACAAAAGGGCCACCATTCCGACAAACAGTTTTACGTAGTGTGCAGAAGTATATGCATGGAGTCCTAAGAGAACATAGGACCTTCAAGCTGGTAGGCGAGCCAATCACTGCAGAGTATCTCTACTCTATAATGGGCTCGGACCTTCCTGAGGGTGAGGGATTCCTCAGTGGCGACTATGAAGCAGCAACAAATAAACTAGAAAGCTGGGTATCCAATACTATAGCAGATGAACTAGCTATAATAATGGAACTCCTTCCAGTCGAAAAGATGCTGTTCACACAAAGCCTAACAGGACATATACTTCGCAACCGTGCCCAAACACACGGACAACTGATGGGATCTGTTACCAGTTTTCCTGTACTCTGCATAGCAAATGCTGCATTGTCTCGATGGGCATGGGAGTTAGACCATGGAATGACCGTTAGGTTAAACCACTGCCCTCTCACCATCAACGGAGACGACATAGCAATGAAATGCAGCAAAAATGGATATGGCCTATGGAGAAGAATAACACAGTACGCAGGTCTTATAGAATCTTTAGGGAAAACCTACTGGTCGAGGGAGTGGGTCGAAATAAATTCGACTAACTTCAACTTCGATAAGTTGGCGCCTACAAAGACGTATAAGAAACTGCCATCAGGGAGATTCTCCATATGGGACAATCCATTCACGCAAACCAAATTTATAAGTTTAGGTCTGATTAACGGCCTTAAAAGGTCAGGTCTATCAGTCGGTCTCAGAGACCAAAGTGACCAAAACGACAATATTGGTGCGCGGTACAGAAAACTTATGGAAAACTGTCCATCTTCACTGAAGGAGGCTGTACACAAAGAATTCATTCACAGGCATAGAGGGATTCTCAAATCGATGAGACTTCCCTGGTATTGTCCCGAATGGATCGGAGGGATCGGTCTGACCGGTTATAAGGAACCACCTGAACTAGACTTGCGTGTAGCTCAAATGATCCTATATAACTGGAAACAGAAACGACCAGTGTCGATCGCACATTCAGAGGCAAACTGGAGAACATGGCAACTCGCGGAAGCGAGAGTGCCAGATCCAACCTATGTACAAGTGAAGAATTCCGGCACCGAAGTCTACAGTAAAGTAGTAAGCAAAATGTGCATAAACTTACTATTTGACAGTAAAATTCGGCTGTCTGACTTACATAGCACAGTAAAGTCAGGCATGAATGTAAAGAAAGCGATAAGAGCAAATGAAAGGCTGTGGGATCCAAGCACATATAAATCCCTACCTCAAGCTCTATCACTCTCGGATTTGACATTCAGACCAAAGTACAGCAGCTACGAGGACGTAAACCCTGTAGCAACTCCTAACATCTCTCCTCTAGACTGATTCCTACCCACCAAAACCACTGGATTGCTCAGCAAGTCAGAATTCTAATCTTGCTGTCCAATAGTAATGGGCAAAACACGAACGAGCAGAAACGATATACAGTTTATAAGCTGCGTGGCTGACAAGGCCACAGGTGTTAACCAATATCGAATTTCTCGTTTCGTC